GTTGTGTCGCCGCACATGAAAGAGTAGCAACTTATTGGCATATGTTACCCCTAGCTAACCAAGCAAGAAAAGCCATTTGGACTGCTATCAATCCACATACAGGCAAACGAAGGATTGACGAAGCATTTCCAGAGGCATTGAGAGCAAATACCAATGACCAAGAGATGTTTATTCGATTTAAGAATGGTTCTACTTGGCAGGTATTAGGTTCAGATAACTTTAATAGTCTTGTTGGATCACCACCTGCTGGAGTTGTATTCTCTGAGTTTGCTCTTGCTAATCCTGCTGCATGGGCTTATTTAAGACCAATTATGGCTGAGAATAATGGATGGGCTTTATTTATTACAACTCCTCGTGGTAAGAATCATGCTTACAATCTTTTAAAGTCAGCACAACAAGACCCAAACTGGTGGTCTGAAGTTCAAACAGTTGATGAAACAAACGTATTTACTCAAGAAAAATTAGACAAAGAAAGACAAGAGTTAATTAATCTTTTCGGTGAAGGTGTAGGCGATTCTTTATTTAAGCAAGAATATTATTGTTCATTTGAAGCAGCAATACCTGGTGCATATTACGCTAGAGAACTTAACGATATATTAGTTACTGGCAGAATAACTAAAGTTAAACACGATAATAAATATCCAGTTAATACTGCGTGGGATTTAGGATTCAACGATTCAACTGCAATATGGTGGTTTCAAGTTGTTTATGGTGAAATCAGAGTGCTTTATTATCACGAAAGTAATGGCCAAACTATTCCTTTTTATACAGGGTTATTAGAAAAAGTAAGCATAGAAAACAATTACATCTATGGTACACATTGGCTGCCACATGATGCACGAGCCAAAACCCTTGCTAGTGGTGGTAAGTCAATCATTGAACAGATGGCATCTAAGATACCTATAGAAAAGATGAAGATTGTGCCTAGTCTTTCATTGCAAGATGGTATTCAAGCAAGTCGTATGGCTTTACAAAGGGCTTGGTTTGATGAAGAAAAATGTGAAAAAGGTATTGAGGCACTAAGACAATATCAAAGAGAATATGACGATTCTAAACAAACATTTAAAGACCATCCCAGACACGACTGGACGAGTCATGGTTCAGATGCTTGGAGAATGCTCAGTATTGCTTGGTCGGAAAAAGCTAAACAAGTTGATCAAGAAAAAGCAATCAAAGGTTTGGCTGTTGGTAGTGCAAATACGATGACGATTAACGATATGTGGAAAGAAGTAAAACCTCAAAGACCGACAAGATATTAAGCAAAAAAGAACAAAATTTGCAATTATTTGCTAAAAAAGAGTAAAATAATACAAATATTAGGAGTTTACATGGCTGACTACGATTATCAGTATTGGTACAACGAGATTGCTCAATATGATCGTGCCTTTAAGAAGTGGGAAGGCAGAGCCGAAAAGATAGTCAAAAGATACAGAGATGATTCTCGCAGTCAAAACAATCCTACATCACGATTTAATATTCTTTGGGCAAATGTCCAGACAATCACACCAGCAATCTTTGCTAGACTACCGAAGCCCGATGTAAGCAGACGATTCAGAGATACTGACCCAGTTGGTCGAGTAGCGTCAATGATGCTTGAGCGTGGCTTAGATTACGAACTAGAACATTACTCAGACTATAAGACTGCAATGAAGTCCGCAGTATTTGACAGATTAATGGGTGGTCGTGGTACTGCATGGGTAAGATACGAGCCAACTATTACTTCATACGAAAATGAAGAAATGGGTGAGATGATTACCGAAGATGTAGAAGGTTATGAAGACCCAAACGAAGAAATTAGTAACGAATGTTGTCCTATTGATTACATTCACTATAAAGACTTCTGCCACTCAAATGGTCGCACATGGGAAGAAATTACATGGATAGGTCGCAAGGTCTACATGAATCGCAATGCTTTAATTGAGCGTTTCGGTGATGAGTTAGGCAGACAAATACCATTAGATAGTAAGCCAGACACAGGCAAGTCCTACGAAAAGACTGCAAACTATACCTCACAGGCTTGTATTTTTGAAATATGGTGTAAGGAATCAAATAAAGTCTATTGGATTAGTAAGTCATTAGGTGAGATTCTTGAAGAACAAGAAGACCCTCTTGAACTAGAAGGATTCTTTCCTTGCCCTAAGCCTTTGTATTCTACGCTGACCACAGATAACCTTGAGCCTATTCCTGATTATGCAATGTATCAAGACCAGGCTAGAGAGTTGGATACCCTTGCAGATAGAATTGATGGCCTGATTAACGCTCTTAAAATTCGTGGTGTATATGATGCCTCAAGCACAGAACTACAGAGATTATTCAGCGAAGGTGAGAACAATACTCTAATCCCTGTTGCGAATTGGGGTGCATTTGCTGAAAAATCGGGTTTAAAAGGTGCAATTGACTTAGTAGATATTCAACCATTTGCTAGTGCATTAATGAGTTGTTATCAAGCAATGGATCAAGTTAAAGGTCAAATCTATGAAATAATGGGTATTGCTGACATTCAAAGGGGTCAATCAGACCCTAATGAAACACTAGGTGCGCAGATTATCAAAAGTAATAACGCATCTGGTCGGCTCAAGACCATGCAGCATGATGTGGTGGACTTTGCAACAAAGTTACTACAAATCAAAGCACAGATTATCTGCAAACACTTTCAGCCTGAAACAATTGTTCGAATCAGCGCAGTAGATCAGTTAAGACCTCAAGACCAACAAATCGTACCGAGTGCTATACAACTCTTGAAGTCAGGTGATACTGCCTCATTTAGGATTGAAGTGACATCTGACTCAATGGTGTATCAGAATGAACAACAAGAAAAAGCTGATCGCATGGAGTTTTTGAATATGGCTAGTGGATTCTTGGAGAAGTTTGTAGGCATTGGACAACAAGCACCAGACTTAGTTCCTGTTGCAATGGAGATGCTCAAGTTTGCAGTTACAGGATTTAACGCAGGTAAGCAATTAGAAGGAATGATTGACGAAACTGCTGACAAACTTAAAGAACTCGCAGCTCAACCTAAGCAACCTCAACCGAATCCTGAAATGATGAAGTTACAGGCACAGGCTCAAATAAAACAACAAGAAATGCAGATGCAATCACAGATTAAGCAACAAGAGATGCAGATGCAGATTCAAGTTGAGAAGTCCAAGCAAGAGTATCAAGCACAAGAAAACACAGTCAAGAATCAATTAGAGCAACAAAGAGATGAAGCTGATAGACAAGCACAGTTTGCATTAGAAAAGTTTAAGATTGAAACTGAGAAGCAGAAAGAAATTTTACTGCGTTATTTAGATACTGCAACCAAAATAGAAACTGCACGAATCTCAGCAGGTTTAACAGATGGTTCTGTTGCTTACTTTGAGGCTGCGGATACAGTTAAAAACATGACAGATACGATAGGATTCCCAGATATGGCAAATCATCCTCTAGCACCAGTATTAGACAATATGTACGCTTCTAATCAGCAAATGACACAGATGCTCATGGAATTAATTAACAAGATACACGAATCATCTAACAGACCTAAACAGATTATCAGAGATGAAACAGGCCGTGTAGTTGGGGTGGCTTGATGGCTCTAATTGTTAAAGACAGAGTATTAGAAACCTGCTCAACAAGTGGCTTAGTTGACTTTACTCTTACAGGTGCAGTAACTGGTTATCAACGATTCTCTGCCATTGGTAATGGAAACACTACTTATTACGCTGCGTATGTCATTGGCTCGAATGATTGGGAAGTAGGTATCGGCACAGTCGGTACATCTTCTCTTACTCGTGACACTATCTTATCAAGCTCAACAGGCTCAAAAGTAAACTTTGCAGGTAATCCTGTTGTATGGTGTGATTTACCATCTTCTAAGGCTTTATTTACTGATTCTAATAATAACGCTACTGCTAATTCATTTTTAAATGGGTTTACAAGTGTTACTGCAAGTGGCACACAGATTGTATTAACTGCGTCATCAACCCCTGATTATGTGGTTACAGGCTCAGGTGGGCAAACAATTAAACTGCCTGACGCTACAACTTTACCGGATGGTTATGAATTTTCATTTGACAATAATCAATCAAGTGGTGCAATTACTGTAAACAATAACTCTAATACTTTAGTGGTATCTGTTCCGAGTGGTGGATATGTTTTACTAAGATTATTAAGTAATTCAATCGCAGCAGGTAGTTGGGATAGACATGACTTAGCACCAAGTAATGTATCTTGGTCAACAAACACTTTTGATTATCCAGGCTCAATTACTTCAGCAACATGGAATGGTTCTACAGTCGCAGTCAATCGTGGTGGCACAGGATTAGGTACAACTCCTACTAATGGACAGTTATTAATAGGTAATGGCACAAATTATTCATTGGGAACATTAACTGCTGGTGCGAATATCTCGATTACAAATGCTTCGGGTGCTATCACGATTACAGGCACAGGAGCAGGTGCAGCAGTAGATCAGACAGACATTGGCACAAGAGCAAACCAAATACCTCTGAATCAGTATCTAGGCACAATGGCCTATCAAGATGCTAAGGCAGTAAGGCTAGGTGGCGATGCAGTTATTAATACGCTGACAGTAGGTTTAGGTAATAGTTCTATTGTTGATAATACTGCAATTGGAAATTTAACATTAAGTGCAAACACTACTGGCAGTTCTAATACCGCAACAGGGTATAGAGCATTAAGGTTAAATACAACTGGTAGCAATAATAGTGCGTATGGATATGCAACACTAGCAGTAATAACCAATGGTGCTTCAAATAGTGCATATGGATTACAAGTTTTACAAGCATTAACTTCTGGCAGTAATAATAATGTATTTGGTGCAAATGCAATGTTTACCACAACAACTGCTAATAACAATGTGGCAATTGGATCATCTGCATTATTTTCATCAACAAATACATCAAATTCAGTAGCACTAGGTCATCAAGCTGGTTATGCAGTAACAACTGGCAATAATAATATTTTTATTGGTGCAATTGCTGGTAGAACAGGAACAAATGATTTAACAACTGGCTCTAATAACATATTAATTGGATATCAAGCCCAAACATCGGCAGCCACAGTATCCAACGAAATAACTATTGGTAACTCATCAAGCAAAGTTATTCGTTATCCTCATAGTTATTCAACAGTAGCCAACTTACCTAGTGCTTCAACAGTTGGTCAAGGATCAAGAACATTTGTTACAGACGCTTTAGCACCAGTATTTCAAGCAACAGTTGCAGGTGGTGGTGCAGTCTTTACCCCATGTTATTCAGATGGCTCGGCGTGGAAAGTCGGTTAATGATATATATTCTTACCCTTACATTCTTTATTCTCCAACTTTTAGATTGGTATACAACCTCAACTATCTTAAAAAATGGTGGCAGAGAACAGAACCCTTTGATGAATTTCTTATTTAATTTGAATAAGGAAAATGTTGATTTAGTCATGAGTATCAAGGCTCTGGTATCCACCACAGTAGGATATTTTATTGGTTTAGCAATGCCACTCTTATTAGTTGTTTTAATCATTATTTATTTATTAGCAGTAATTCACAATGGAAAGAGTTTATGGCGATAAATACTAATTTTCCCAATGTTCGGCCTTCACTTCTCCTTGATTTTTCGAATAGTCAACAACTCGATCCTCGTGTGACATTTAGTAGGTCAACTACTGCACCATATTATGATGGTAAGACAAGTGTATTGGCAGAGCAGAATTTAATTTTACAAAGTCAGTTATTTACTAACGCAAACTGGACTGCTACTGGCATTGGAACTCCAGTAGTTGGTGCGACTGCACCTGATGGAACTACAACTGCATATACATTAACTGCTACAGCAACAACAGGCTATCATATTTTAGGCTTGACTAATGGAATACCCATTTCTAATGGTGTTAATTACACTCTTTCAGCTTATGTTCAAGCAGGGACTAATAATTTTGTTTCACTTACAACAAATCAAACTAATAATAATTCTTGCACAGCAGTATTTAACTTAACTTCAGGTTCAGTAGCATTTTCTCAACAAACAACTTATGGTACTTATACATATGTAGGCAATTCAATAACACAAGTTGGCTCAACATCTTTATATAGGATTGCATTAACATTTAGCACAACAACAGGCTCATCAGGAATAGGATTTACTGTTCAATTAAATAATTCTGCTACTCCAACAATATCAAGTGGTAATGCTGGTTTGCAATCTTGGACTGCATTAGGAACAGAAACAATTATTGCTTGGGGATGCCAACTTGAGCAACGCTCATCCGTAACTGCCTACAATGCAACAACTACCACAGCAATAACGAACTACATACCTCAGTTACTAACAGCACCGATTAACGCACCTAGATTTGATTTTAATCCTACAACAGGGGAATCATTAGGGTTATTGATTGAGCAGAGTAGTACGAATACAGCACTTTACAGTTCTCTTTTTAGTAATGCAGTATGGGTAGGTGGTTTATCTGTTTCAGCAACAGCAAACATTGCTCCCGATGGGACACAAACTGCAAACTTAGTAACAGCACCAACAACAGGAAGTTATACTTTTTATCAAGCTGTAACTGCTACAGGAACTGCACAAACATATACAATTTATGCTAAAAAATATAGTGGCAATACAATTGCTAATGCTTTTATTTTAAGAAACTCAACTACTTCCACCAATTTAGTAGGATGTGTAATTGATTACGATACGGGAATATTAACGCAAACTGTTGGCTCTGGTGGAATATCATCTACAAGTGTAGGCAATGGATGGTGGAGAATATCTTTAACCGCATCTTCAGGCATTACTGTAGGGAATAATCTGCTTATATATGCTGGATTTAATGGTGGAACTTATACCGCAAACACAGGCGCATATTTTTTTGGCGCACAACTAGAAGCCCTAGCATTTCCTACCTCATATATAGCCACTACTACTGCCCAAGTAACAAGGGCTAGTGATAATGCAAGTATGACAGGAACTAACTTTACAAGTTGGTATAACCCATATCAAGGAACTGTTTATGGCGAATGCACAAGTTCTAGTGGGAGTTTTACGGATTCAGTATTATTTGGTGGAAATTCAAATGGTTATCAACTAAGACTAATTAGTTCAATACCTAAAACCGCAATTAGAGCAGTAGTTGATTTAATAACGACAGGAACAACCTTGTCAAATATTGCAACAACAGGGGTTAAAATTGCTGGTTTTTATCAATCAGGGAATAATGCTGCAACAGGCAATGGAAATACTGCAACAACATCTACAACCAACTTTATTATAAATACACCTCCAACTTCTGTAGCAATTGGTTATGATGCCTTAACTGGTGGAACTTATTTAAATGGTCGTATTAAAAAAATTGCTTATTACCCATTAGTTGTAACCTCAGCTCAACTCCAAGCACTCACAGGAACTTAATATGCAAGACTTATGCCTAGCATTTACAGACGAAGCCGAATCAATCCCAATTCTTTATACCATTGTGCCAACAGAATATGAGATTGATGTTGATGGCAATCCTACAGATGTAGTTAAGACTGAAGAATACTTACAACCAAACTATCAGAACATCAGCGTAATCGGAACAGTCTATCAGCGACCACCAATCCCAACACCTGAAGACTATGTGCCAATTCCTTATCCACCACCTAATTATGGTGTAAATATTCGTTTATTAGACGATGAAGATATTGAACCTTTAAAGCCATTTATTGTTGAACCTCGTAAACCTATAAGGGTGTGGGCATAATATGTTTGGTAATGGTGCGTTTTCTACTCAGCCATTTTGCTCGATTGATTACACATCAATTCAGCCAACAATAGATACGCATGATGGTGGTTTTAAAAAACGCAAGGGATATGAAAAGAAATTAGCCGAAGCAAGACTTAAACTAATTGAGGCAAAGAAAGAACAAAGATTAGCAAGAAGACAAGCCATTAGTGACTTAGTTGATCCTAAAGAAGTTGTAAGCAAGAGCAAGAAAATTCTCAATAAGATTATCGCAGCAACAAAAGAAATCAAAGAAATTGAGCAAGAGCAACACGAGTATGTAAACACTTTTTACATTGAACAAGAACTAGCAAGAATCCAAGCACATTACGAGATTATGCGTATTATGCAGATTCAAGCCCAAGATGAGGAAGATGCAATATTAGCCCTATTACTATGAACCCACACCAAGAATATTTAAAGAGTTTCGATCACTTGCACTCTGGTAGATATAACGAAGGTTTCAGATTGTTCGAATATCGGTGGCATCCAGAAATTATTGCAAATTTACCTAGTGAATATCCTAGATACCCTAAACATCTGCCAACATGGCAAGGTGAAAGCCTATTAAATAAATCCATTGTTGTACAAGTCGAACAAGGCTATGGCGATGTGTTTATGTTTGCAAGGTTCTTACCTGCTCTTAAAGTCATGGGAGCAAAAAAAGTTGTTGTAGTTACTCAGCAGTCTTTATTTCAAATACTAGGGCAGATGGAATGTATTGATGTAATTACCAATCTTACCGACACAGGCCCAGTAATGGAATGTGATTTGTGGATAGGTGCAATGTCACTACCAAACTATATATTTCATGCAATGCCCTATGTCAAACAATTATTCCCGATTGGTAAAAAGATTGTTGGCTCAGAAGGTTATTTTGATGTAGAGCCTAGCAATATACCTAAAAAAATAGGTGTGAATTGGGAAGCATCTAAAAACAAAT